TCCTTTGTTTTATCACGTATTACCTTACAACATCTTGCAATTTTAATTGACCTGCATTTATCGTCTAAGTGTGAATTGATCCTATTTGCCAATAATATTGATAGTGTATCGTTTCTGATCTGCTTTTCGTTATTCATTTTTATTTTCCTTTGTTTTAGTTTGTTTTAGTTCATTTAGTGAAACTTTAGTTAAAACTTTAGTACCCTAAATATTTATTGTATATTGTATAATCTGCTCTCTAGGTATTACTCTATATATATATATTAGTATATTATTAATAATAATATTAATACATTAGTTAAATAGTAAATTAGTACCCCCCTCTCATTTTTCTATTTTTATCTGTTTTTTTAAATATATGTATAAGGGGGCCTTACTATTACTAAAGTTACTAAAGTATGTTAACCCCTTGTTTTTATTGATAAATACCTTGCTATTCGTCAAATATTCGTAAACTATTCTTACTAAAGTAAGAAGAAATCAACCCGAATTGGCCCTCTTTTCGGTGTTATTTCTCTTGAAATGGCTTTTCCGCTGGCTATTAAGTAGCCTAATGCCTTTTCAATATTCTCTTTATCAATTTTGCGCATCTTATTTGCTAACCCGCCAAGTGAGATCCCGCTATCCTTATCAAGTTTTTGCAATACCTTGTTTAATACCTCAGTTGATAGATCTTGTTCTTCTTCTGCTCTGTTAGCTGATGTTAAGCTAATTTTATTATCTAGGTCTTTAGATACTAAGCTGTACGCCCATTTAACGTGTTCTAGCGTTCTTATTTGCTTATCACCGATAGCTAGTACCAAACTTACTTTTAACACCAATTCTAAGCTCCTGCGGGCTATTGCTTCAAGTCCGTTATTATTCATGGCGTGTTCTGCTTTTTGATGAAACTCTTCATATATTTCATCTAATAAAACCAAAGCTTTTGATTCTGTTTTAATAACCGTTTTTTTACCTTTAAATTCTACCCTAACATTGTTTGATACTTCATAAGATCCGCCGTTTCTTAATGTTAATATTTTGGATTTTAACTTATCAGTTATAAATGGCATTTTAAATAACGGCTTGCGCCTTGGGTTGTTTTCCTTTTCCTCAAATATTAATGCCCTACCGATAAAACCGCTTGTGGCCTGTTGGTAGGTCATTAGGTCGTTAAAAGTGGACTGTGTTGTATAACCAGATAATGATAAAAATGGGTTCGCTATATGGCCGTTTTTAAGCTCAATAACTAAAAGCATTAATGACTCTAGTTTTTGGTGGTGGTAGTCTTTCGCTTCATTGTTATCTATTTTTTTAGTGATCGCCGCAATTTGTTTTGATATTTCCATTATTAGCGTTTCGGCTAAATCTGCGCCAAGTTGCATTTTACCGTTAGCTTTTGAGTATATACTCATTAACGCACCGACAACGCCCGCCATATAACCCGCCGACCCTCCTTTTGATGCTTGCTCTATTTTATTTAAGGTTATGCCGAATTCATCAATTGTGTAACAAGCTGCCTGGTTTCTTAGGATATTACGATATATTTCTTGTTCTGATTTTATCGCGCCGTACCCTATTGTCCCCATTCCTGCAACAAACATTAATTCATTTTGTGCCTGCTGAATTGCTTCTTTACCTGTTGCGCTCCCTGCCACGTTAAAGCAAAATAGATTAGGTGTTACGCCGTACGCTTCATCTTCAAACCTCATGCCGCCGATGTTACCGACTGCCATCAGTGCTGCTGATACTGCTAGGTTTTTTCGGGGGAATCGTGAACACCCGTTTATATACTCTATAAATTCACCAACTAAGCCGGTGGCCGTTGTTAGATCAACATGGGTATTTGTAGTAACCGCTGGGGCGATAGTATTATCATCGAAAGTCACTGATTGAATATAGCCGTTTGCTTTTGCTTTTTGGATCAAGGTTCCGACTGTTACCTTTGAACTGCTTTTTCCGAATGAATGCCATTTTAGATCTATTTGTGCCGCGTCGTATTTATCAGAATTTTTACTCCAATTATCAAAAATATCATAACCGTCAGAGCCAAGCGACTCATGTATAATCATTCCGATTTCGAGCCACTCATAATAATCATCGTAACAACTAACGAATGATAATAATTCTATAATTTCGGTTGCTGTAACTTCCTTATTATTAGCTGAAAAACTATCCCGTATAATTTCACGCTTTGTTAATACTTCTTTTAATACCGCCGGTAACTCGGTGATATCATCAACAAAACCCTCTTGAACTTCATATTGCGTACCAGACTCATGCATCGAACCTGCGCCAACAACAAAACCTGATGACTTAAAATCTACGCCTTTATAAGCTTTTAAGCTACTGTGCAATTTCTCATTACTATTATGTTTATAGTATATATGCCACCCGCCGCCACCTGTTGCAACAACAAACTCGGAGTGATCTTTAAAATCAATACCTGTGTCTGTTACTAGCTGATCATAACCCTCATTGCCTCCGTTCCTTGGGTCTATATCTATTATTAAATGGCCTCGGCATAACACGCCGAACCCCGTTTTGAATGCATCCATTAAATGCATCATTTCCCACTGGCTATCATCCCACAACGGCGTATACTGCCAGGCGCTAGTCAATGGATGTTTATAAAACGCCTCGCAATTTTCATTTCCGCAATTGCATACGCCACGGGTAACACCATGCAGGCCGAAAACATGGAAGCCCGCATTTCTATACTGATTGTGCATTTTTATATCTCCAAATATGAATATATTTCGCTTAAAACTGACAAAGTAGGGTTTGTATTATGGCCGTCTCGAATATTTTTTAAAGTGTTTCTGCTTATACCTGTACGCTCTGCGACTACTGTTAAATTTCTGTCTTGCAATTCTGTTACGATTTCTTTTAATACGTCTTTCATTTTTATTTACTCTATATAGTTAATTGATTGATGACATAATATATTAATTAAATGCTATTTAATACATTTAATTGTTTACATGCATTAATTTAATGTTTATAGTTGCTTCAGAAATAAGAAAGGAGAAAAAACAAATGAGTGTATTTAACACCATAAGTAAGCCCGAAGATCGTGCCCCGTTAGTTACCGTATTAGGTGACGCTGGCCTAGGAAAAAGTTCACTAGCTGCAACATTCCCAACGCCTATATTTATTAGGGCCGAGGACGGTTTACAAGCCATACCGCTAGAAACCCGCCCAGACGCTTTCCCAGTATTAAGTAAAGCCGATGATCTATGGGATCAATTAACCTCATTAATTAAAGAAGATCATAATTATAAAACTTTGGTTATTGACTCGGTAACTGCATTAGAAAGAATGTTTATAGATCATATAGTATCAAGCGACCCTAAAAAACCTAAATCAATTAATCAAGCCCTTGGCGGTTATGGTGCTGGTTTGGTAGCTGTTGCGGCGCTGCACGGCAGAGTCAGAAAAGCTTGCGGCATCCTTAATAATAAGGGAATGAGTATTGTCTTTATAGCTCACGCTGACACCGAAACAATTGACCTACCCGATCAAGACCCTTACACCAGGTACAATTTACGACTAGGCAAGCGCTCCACCGCGCCATATGTCGATGACGTTGACATTGTAGGCTTTATAAAATTACAGTCTTTTGTTAAAGATGATAAAAAGATTATATCTGACGGCAGTCGAGTATTATCAGTAACCGCTACTGCCTCAAATGTAAGTAAAAACCGATATGGCATCACTAAAGATTTGCCAGTAATACTAAACGAAAACCCATTCAAAAACCACGTAACAGGATTATAAAATAATGACTAATTTTTTCGGACAAACTAAAGTACAAAATGCCTTTGAATTAGGCGGTGGATCTTTCGAGCCAATTCCAGACGGCACAAAAGTAAAGGCCGCAATTGATGAAGCAAAATGGGATTCTTATCAAGAAGAAACTTACATATCATTAAGATGGGCTATTTTAGAGGGTGAATTTAAAGGCCGTAAGGTTTACCAAAAGGTTCGTATCTCAGACGTTAGCCCCCAAAAAGCAGAAAAAGCAATGACAATGCTAGTCGCTATTGATGCAAACGCCGGCGGTGCAATATACGCCGCAGGTGTTAAACCTGATGATATGTCGTTAAGTATCAACTTAATGAATAAACCGATGATTATCCGTCTGGCCACTTGGGAAATAAACGATAAAAAGGGTAACTGGGTAAACGCTGTATCATCAGCAGGCCAAGGTATAGCACCAACTCAACAACCTCAAGCGCCGCAAGCCGCACAAAATTTTGATTCTGATATCCCTTTTTAATCCTGTGCCTTTGAGGGTAGCAATACCCTCTTTTTTTTGGAGTAATAAAAATGATTGAACAAAGATCCCCTGAATGGTTTAAACAAAGAATTGGCTTAGTAACTGGCTCAAGTGTTGGCGCGATATTAGGTTGTGATCCATTCCGTAAACCTAAAGATGTTTTGCGGGCAATGGTTCGCCAATTCCACAACGCCGAAAGCGAATTCACGGGTAATATTGCCACCGAATACGGCACTAAATTTGAAAGCTTTGCCCAAGCTGATTTCGAGATGGAAACGGGCCTAAATGTAACAGAAACGGGCTTTCATATATCAAGTGAATATGAATGGCTTGGCGCTAGCCCCGATGGATTAGTTGATGACGGCGCGGTTTTAGAGATTAAATGTCCATACGGAA